GCGTCCGTATGCCAAACCGTAATACCACGAACGCACGCCGGTTTAACATCTTGGACCGCTCTAGACGATCGGATCCCGATCGTGTCCGTTACCGGATCGTCTAGAATAACTTCGATATGGGCCGGGAAGGTTTCGTTAATAGTGATCGTAGACGTAGACGAATTGATCGTATCGAGGATTTCGATCAACTCTTCCCGCGTGCCTTCGGCTTTGTTGATCAAAATCTTCGCTAGAAGTGAAACCCGATAATCGCCGTCGCTAAGCCCGTGTCGCGCGCGGCCCACGATAGTCCCGATCGCGTCTAGCTGTACGCCTTCGGCGTCGGCTATGGCTAGCGTCTTTTCGAGCAAGTCGAAAAAGACTAGCTCTAATTCCTCGTATTGGACCGCGTAGCCCGTTACCAAATTTTCTAGGTTAGTGTGTAGTGTCATTCTTTAAACAACCCGATGAAAATGCCCTTTGCCAATTCGTCGTGGGTTTCTCCCCCGTCTTCGCCCCTTGGGCTTAGTGGAGCCGAAGCCAGCGGCGAAACAGCGTCCGAAACCGTTGAAAAGGTCCACACGTCGCCGGCGGTAGCGCCTAGCCCGTTGCGCGCGTCGATTCTCCAATAGTACTGAGTTAGCGCCGTCAAACCGCCTGGATCGAAGATTGTCCCGGCTTGGTTTTGTTGGAATTCAGGATCCCCGGTGCCGGCGTTCGTTACGGCCGTAAGGTCCGTACCTAAATAAACGTCGTAATCGTCTGAGAATCCGCCGGTTACCCAACGTAGATCCGCGTCTAGGGCTACGCTGGATTGTAGATCGGTCGGTGTTAGTACGGTGGGCTTCGTAGCCGGCTCGGTTGAAAAGCTCCAAACGTCGCCTTTCTTCGTGCCGCCGTCGCCTACCGAATCGACGCGCCAATAATATGTAGTGCCGAACGTAGTGTTAGCCGTCGTGTTAGTAACGCCTACGTTCCCTTGAAACTCAGGGTCTAGCGTCGTGGCCGTGCTTACGTCCGTAAAATCGGTTCCTAGGTAAAAATCCCACGTATCGGGGTCGCCGGTGCCGGCTATCCAATCGAAAGGCCGGCCCACACCCGAAACTACGTTAGTATCCGCGTCTAGGGGTAGCGGGGTAATAGCTTTACCCGGCTCCGCCTCTACTTTGAAATCCCAAACGACGCCCGCGCCGGTTCCGTTCAAACCGACCGGGGCGATCCGCCAATAATAGGTGGTATCTTCTACGAGCACGCCCGGATCGAACGTAAGGCCGGCTTGATTCCCTTGGGAAGTGCCGCCGGTGCCGTTAAGTACGTCGTTTTCGACGGTTCCAAAATACACGTCGTAGCTAGCCGCCGTGCCGCCCGTGTTCGGGGCTACCCACATAAGATCTTGATTTAGCGGAATATCGGTCGGATCGATAATGTTACCGTCGCCGGGGCTAGGGCATATCGCCGGGCCCGGTAGGGATTCGGGCCTAAAATCCCACGTGGGGCCGGTGGTGTTTTCCCCGGCTGCGTTTTTGGGAGCGATGCGCCAATAATAGACCGTGCCCGCTACGAGCACGCCCGGATCGTATGTGGTGCCCGCCTGATCATCCGAAACGAGTGTACCGCCGGTACCGTTGATAACGTCGTTTTCCACGGTGCCGAAGAAAACGTCGTAGGTATCAGGCGCGCCGCCGGTGCCGGCCGCCCACGAAAGATCCGTAGCGAGCACTAGGCCGGTGGGGTCGGTGGTGTTCCCGTCGGTTGGGCTAGGGGTAGTCGCATCGCCAGGGAGTTGTAGAGCTAGATCGGTAGAAAAAATAACCGACGTGACTTCGTTAACGACGTTATTAGCTGACGACGGGTAGATCACAGTTTCGAGGTTCGCGGAAGCTAGCGCCGCCTTCGTCCCGATCTTGTTTATGTTTAAGATCGGTTCCTTCGATGGGTTTGAAGCATCCCAATCCTGTACGCCGCCGCCTACGCCGAAGTCGAAGCCGCCCACGTTAGGTGCGGTTTTGCGTTCGCGTTGATCGCCGTATCGCACGCCGCCGTAGTCTAAATGCAAACGCCAAGCATCTAAGCCGCCGCCGTCGCGAGTGTTAACGGTAGCGTAATTAAGCGCGATCGCCTCTTCCGAAGTACCGGGAACATACGCGACCGTGTGCAAAGAGGTTTCGGTAGTCACGGGATTCGAGGTTCCGGGGGTCGTGTGGTTGAAGGCGAACGAATTGAACGCGCTAAGGCGCAACACAAACAGCGATGATCGTGCGTGCGTCCAATGGGTATCCCCGACCAGCTCTACTCTAAACTCGTGCTGTGATCCCGAAGCCGCCGTAAAGGCATAAAGAAGCGGTACGCACTGCTCTGTAGGCTGCGAAAGATCCGGGTTTAGTCGGTTGATTTCTGCGAATGGTCCCGACGTACTCGGTAGGCTTCGCATAAGCCGCGCGCCTAGCATTTGACGGCTACCAGAACCGCCCGAAGTCGCACGAGCGAAGCCTACGATCATATACGAATCGCCGTTGATAGGTGTAAACGTGAGCGTGGCGCCAAGGTTATTCGTATACGTATTATTCATGCTGGGAATAGCAACCGCGTCGGTGGCTAGCATATAATCGCCCGAAGCCGTAACCGCATCGGGGATTGCCGTTAGTTCGCTTAGCTCTAGTCCGAAGATACCCGTCCAAGCGTTACCTACGGTCGTGGGGGTATTTTGGGAAAACCCGCCAAGCTGGTAGATCCAACTTTCATCGGTGGGCGTGAACACCTGCATAGACATTTGTTGTTGTGCAATCCACGCGTCTCGTTGCCTTGTGCGGCTTCTAAGTTGGAATTCGTTCGTCATACTCCCGACGCCGCTATTAAAATCGCCGGTAAAGTGATCTACGTAAAACGATCTACTGTTAGTCCCGCCAGAATCGCAGTGATACAAACCGTGATCGATGAATAGGTGCGGTTTGTTCGTAAAATCTCGAATGTCTACTAAGTTGTTTTTATCAACGGGGCCGGCTCCGTTGTTCGAAAAGAACGTACCGCCGTCTTCGCGCCGGTCCACGTCGTAGCCTGCTCCGGTTTTGTCGGCTACGTCATTAATACCGTGCACCGCTCTAACTTGTGCGGGATCATCGGCTAGGCGTGTACCGAACGCAAACATACAAACGTTTTCTAGAGTCATGCTCGCGTTGTTGGTTTTCATCTTCATGTCGAGCAACTTAGAGCCGCCCGCAACATTCGCTCCGCTTACAACGTCATGTAGAAAATAACCTACCTTCGCGCTTTCGCCGCCGGCCGTTCCGTTGATTGTCCCGGCGTAATCATCGCCGCCGGACTGGTTAGCGTCGTAGATTTCCGTCGCGCCTAGCTCCACTTTTGAACTAACGCCGTCACTATCGGCCGTTATGTCCCATTGCGAATAGCCGAAGTAGTGGAGTTGATCGCGATCGTCGCAGTCAATGTTAAAGCTACCTTTAGAAGCATACGAAACGTTATGCCCAGTCGTACCCGGTGCGCTTTGGGCGTATCCATAAGTTTCGAAGGCGTTCAATCGGATAATGATGATTTCCGAATTCACCATATCCCAAATACTTTCGCCTATCCCTTCCAGGCGAACGGTGCGCGACGACGCGGCCGGAGCCACATAGATATAAGGTAGGATCTGATTAATTACGACCGCCGCCGAATGGTTGGAGTTTAAGCCAATCTGCGCACGCGTTGCTGAATCGGTTGTATCGCGAAGCCGCATCGCCCCGAAAGTTGTGTCCGCGTTTGATTGTAAACGAAAGGAACCCATAACTAAGTAATCGCTAGTTCCGTCCGGTGTCCAAGTCACGGATGCGCCGGGGTTGTTCCCAAACGTGTTGTCCATGTCCGCGTGGTTAGTGCCGTCGTAGGTGTGAAACCAATCGGTGTTTTCTACTAAGCCCGAATCTAAATCCAAGGCTAGGTAGTTCATTTTTTGGAACGGCTCAATATGAACGCCGGTCCACCCGTGATCGTCGCCGCCTGGTTGCGTGTACACGTTCATAGCGGAGTTACGCACCCACCGCGTACCGTCTCCCCTAGGTATTCCGAACATATTCGGCTTAACGTTTGTGTTTCCGATCTGGCCGGTTCCGCCTCGAAACTCCACCGCCTGCGTGGCGGGAGTTGGGAACGCTTTACCTGATCCGATGCACAAATATCGGTGCCCCGCTATCAAGGTTTCGTTATGGATAGTGCCTATCATGCCTAATCGACGTTTGCTAAAGGACGTGTACTGATCCTCGCATGTCGTCGGGTAACTGGTTTCGGGCGGCGTAAACGTCCCGGTGCGTTGTCTTAGGCTATAGGTATGAATCGGCATTAGGTCGCTACCGTTTCGTCGTTTGTGATTTTAACTAGGATTCTGGCCGCGCCACTAACCGGCGCTACATCCGTGTCTAGTATGCCCCGTTCGCGTGGCTCGATCGTTTCGTTGCCGGTGTTTGTGGGGCTTGCGGTAGTGCCTACGCGAAGCTCTGGTACATCGTCGATGCCTACCGTATTGTCGATAAGATCGCAGCGGTAAAGAACGTTCGCGAAGTCTTCACCAAGCCGTAGTAGTTCGTCGCCTTTGGCTTTAACCGCGAGTTTAACTTCGTCGCGCCCGGCTTCCCTATCGCCGCCCCCGAAAGATCCTAAGTCTACTTCTATGTCTACTTCGACATAAAGATCGATATCATCTTGCCGGCTAAACTCGATAGTGCTCGAAACGCCTTGGGTATCGACATAGGATCCGGTTACGTCTACGCCGAACGCTTGGATTCCGGCCGGTTTAGAGATTCCGATTTGATCTATTACGTCTTGGTCGGCTCCGCCCACTACGACGGATTCGAACGCCTTGCCGGGGATACCGCCCACCGTCGCTAGCGAAGTGTTTTCGATAACGATAGCATCGGTAACACCGAACACGGTTAGGAGTTGTGCCCGAATGGCGTCTACCGAAGCCGCGCCCACACTTCGCAAAGTGTTTTCGCGTCGAAGCCTAAACGACGAATCGGTTTCTAGTTCGTTGCCTATGTTAGCGTCGGTAGGGTTGAAACCCTTAACTTCGGTGGTGGCGAAACCTAACGCGCCGTTAGCCGTGCCGCCCGTTACGTTGATAGCGGAGCCGGTGCCGTCGGTGTCGCTTTGAATGTAGATAAACCCGCCGCCGGCGTGCGCCGTGGCTCCGCCAATGTCCGAAGTGATAACGGCCGCAACTTCCGCCGCCGTAGCCGCTCCGATTGCGCCGAAGTCGCCGGTATTAAACGTAGCGGTTTGTTCTACGCCTTGGTCCGTTGTCATGGTTAGCGTTTGGCCGTCTACTAACGCGTAGGTTTCGGCCGATCCGCTTTTGATAATAGCCGCCGCGCTCCAACCGGCGATCGGTGTTTCGATGTTATCGATCGACGTGGCTACCGCTGTGATCGCTCCGAATTCTTCGGAAAACATTGTAGCAGATATAATATCCCGGTAGCCCGCTGCGTTTGTTGCGGATGCGCCTAGGAAGAATCGATCACCGTCGCCGCCGAACTTCGAAGCGACCGACGCGACCGGTACAGTAACGCCGGCGTCTATATTCAAGTTAACCGCTACCGAACTTTGTGTAGCCGCCGCCCGTGTGATTCCGTTAAGCGAAGCCAAACGATCGAGCGCATCGCCCGAAGCCGTATCCGGGTAGAGGTTATTATAAATAGACTCTCCTAGGCTCCACAAATCAGCAACGCGATCCGCGTTCGATCCGTTTAGTTGCCCAAGTACGCTATCGGCTTGCGTGTTAGTGTCCGCACCGAAACGCGCTTTTTGGTCAGTGCTGTATTCGGCTAAAATATCGTCTACGTCTTTTCGCGAAAAGCCCGTAGTGAGTACACCAAAGCTAGACATTGATAATAAACTCCTCTTCGAACGTTAGCACGCCGTCGGTGGTTAACGCGCTAAAGGCTACGGATAGCGCGCGCGTAGACCCGTCGAAATCTAGATCTAATCGTTGAAGTTCTAAAACGCCCGGCGTAGTTAAGATCGTTTCCCTAAAGATGGCTTCTACCGCTGGCATGTTTGCCGATTTAATTAAAATTTGCTGATAGTAAGGGATCCCGATTCGCTGATCTAGCGCATATTCGCCAAGAAAAAAGGACATTCGCACAAAAACATGCACTAAGATCGCGTCGCGCCCACGCACGAATACAAGATCGCCTTGAGAAAAGACCAAATCGCCTTTGTTTGCGCCGCCTGTGTTTATTTGAATATCCGCCATTTGCTCCGCATCCTATCCCGACTTAGGTTATCGGGGTAGCCCCTCCCGGCGCGTGTGCCGGCACTAGCGCGTTTGCCAAGATATATTCTACGACCGCTTCGCCCGCCGCTCCCGCCGCTTCGGCTAGGTAGTCTATGCCCGCTTGTTCGTCCGCCGTGGGGGTCTCAGGGAATTGCGCCGCCATTGCTTCGGCAAACGCTGCTTTCGCGGCTTCGCCGCCTAGCGCTGGTACTAATGGCATTTAGTCGCTCTTTACTACGTCGCTTTTGACGTCGTTAGTGGGCCCGTGTGAAAAGCCGGGGGTTTGTAGGTTAGTGCCGGTCATTAGGAACGGGGGGCCGGGTACCGCGCCTATGTGCGTGTGGGAGTCTAGTAGCGATTTCAGCGAGGCTAATTCCGCGTCTATCCGCTCAAACTCGGAATTGACGATCGAGGCGAGGGACAAGTGATCCGCCGGATCCTTGCTCCCTAGGTTAATCGTGCCGTCGTCTTTTATGTGGATAACTACGCCGTCGTCTTTACCTAGCGTCATATCGTCGGGATCGGAGTCGCTTAGGGATTTTGCTTCGGGGTAGAAGCCCGCATAGGCTACCGGATCGGATAGATCGAAGCGGTTAAAGTTATCGGGGCTAACTTCGGCGCCCGATCCGCCCATAAAGTTATCTATGCTGGATTCGTTAAACACTAAAAGAACGTGATCCCCCGATTTAATGGGGAAGGTGAGGTGATATCCGCCCCCACGGGGGAACACGATCGGCACATCGGGAATAACGGGGATGCTTTCAACAATATCATTACCGTCGCTATCGGTGATTAGACGCCTTACCAGGGGCTTTATGTCGGCTTCCTGCTTATCGGCGTCGTATGTCTCCACCCGTCCCGGTAACGCCGTGTGGACGCTCGAAAGGCGCGCGTCCATAGCGATCCGCAATACTTCGGCTAGATCTGGTGATCGGCTTTGTTCTGTCATGCTTGGATCGGCTTTGCTTCTAAACTGGCGTACCAATCGGATCCCCAAGTATCGCCGGTAAACGTGGTTTTTTCGATTCTGTAAAAAGCGCCTTTACCTTCGGCGATCTGTTTTGCGATCACCTGGATTTTTCGGCCTGGTATTAGTTGAGGATTTAAAAGCGCTTTGACACGTATCACACCCTTTTCGCCGGCTTCGGGCGCGCCGATCATACCGTTCGCCGAACTTAAAACGAACGCTTGGCCCTTTAGCGTTTCCTCTTTTTCGAAGAAACGGAGTTGGCCGCCGTCGATTGTCCACCCTAGGCCCATCGTTTTTGCGATCTTGTCTACTTCGTCCGTAGCCTTACCGCTAAGCACTACGCCTTTGATATACTCGACCACGTTACCGCGCTTAGCGCCGGCGTTAGCTTTTTCGTCGGTGTTCCCAAGCCCCACGCCTAGCGAGCCGGCTACCGTTTTTAGAACGTCGCCAATCCCTACGCCGCCTTTAAACGATTTATTAATACGCGCGCTTCGGTATTGCTTGCCGCCGTCTTCGGAGCGTAGCACCGTAACCCAATCGACGTTTTCCCGCCGATTCGATCCGAAGTCGAGATCCCCGCTAAAGATTGTGTCCCGGTTTTCGACGTAGCCGGCTTCTAGGATCGTAGGCTGGTCTTTTTGCTGAAACTTGGCCCGGTTTTCGGGGTTAAGATTCCAGATCTTGATCTCCGCTTTGTTAGGATCTTTTTGTAGGGTTTTTTCGACTTTAAAGGATACCCGTAGCAGGGGTAGATCTTCGCCCGTAGCAGAACGCGACGCGATTTCGACGCCTCCCACGTTTAGAAGTAGATCACGTTTAAATAATTCCGCCACCTACGAAGCCTCCCTATAAAGGATCTCCCAATCCCCGTCCGGCACTAGATCATCTAGCGACGCTTCGCGCTCTTCGCCGGTTATATCGGTAAACCCGATCCGGCCGTCGGGATCTTCGGTGCGGACCATAAAGCGGTTTACGTATTCCCCTGTAACCAGCTTTATGCCTTCGCGCAGTGAGTTTTGATCCACGTCGAAAATGCTTAAGTACCAAAACCCGTCGCGATCGTTGTACCGGATCAAGAATTGAAATTCGGTATCGTCGAGATCTAAGCGCATTAGATAGCTAGTCTCAATGTCAAACAGCGGTAAAGATAGATCGGCCATTATGGGCCCCCGAACGAATTAGCGAAATCTTCGAACATACCGCCGCTAGCATCGGTAGCATCGGTAGACGATGCGTTTTGTTTGCCTTTGTCTTTCTTCTTTTTCTTTTTGCCGCGCTTTCGCTTCGGTGCGTCGGTCAACTCGGTTTCGGCTTTGATAACTTCGACCATATCGATCGATAGATTAACTATGTTTCCCGATTCCTTATCGCGAGCGCACGCAAGGCTTGAAATCGTCATGCTCTTATAAGTGCGTAGCGTGGTGAAGACCGAAAAAACCTTACCTTCGGCCATCGAATCTTTTAGGAAGGTAAACGCCGATTCCGCTCGCGTTCGCGGGTCGCCGCCGTCGATGCCTTCGGCGTTAAGGCTAGCCAGAAACAAGATCGGAGTATTCGAAACCACGGCGTTTATAGAAAGTGTTTCGGGTAGCCGTCGGATATGGTCGGTAATGTCCGCCCCATCTTCGACCGGATGCGAAACCACGCTAACCGATTGGCCGTGGTCTTCGGATAGGGTCGCGTCGAATTCGATTAGTACAGGTACTTCGCCGCCTTCGTCTTCCGCTTCCTCGTCGATCTCGATCGGGTCCGAAAAGAAAACCTTTTTAGGTCCTAGCCCTAGGAGTGAAAATAGCTGTCCCATTTATCCGCCTTGCACCGCGAAGGCGTTACGAACCGCCCCTAGCGAATCGCTCGAAACGCTGTTAACCGCTCCGGCCGTCGCGCCGGCTACGGCGTTCGGATCTTGCGCGCCTGGTGCGTCTACTTTTCCTTCGATTTTCGAAGTTTGGCTTAGGTTGTTGGGCGGACCGGTGCCGGCGCTAGACGCAATCGAATTAGCGACCGCCCCCGTAGCCGCGCCTTCGTCATCGTCGCCGAAGATCGCGCTAATTCCGGGCAAGGATTTTATCTTACTGAATATCCCGCTAAAGAAGTTGCCGAAGATTTCGCCCCAACCGTCGATCAAATCCTGCCAGAAATTCGTAAAGAAGAGCCCTAGGTTTGTAGCGAAGTCTTCGGCCGCCGTGCGCGACATACCGAAAAACTCTAGCCAGTAGGTTAGCGCCGTGGTTAACATTTCCTGAATTGCCGGCCCTACTCCGCCAACCGATTCTACTAACTCGTTAAACCCTGTAACTAGCGTGCCGGACACCGACGAAGCGCCTTCGCCCATTCTTACGAAGTCTTCGATTAGAGCCGCTATTGCGATCCCGATAATTAGGAGCAAGCCGATCATAATGATCAACGGAACGTTAACAAGTAACCAGGCCGCCGCCGTTTGGAGCGCAGCTAGCACCGCGCCTTTTCCGAATAAGAAGAAAGCGACTTTTAAAGCTACGACCGCCGGCAATAGAATTGCTAAGGTCGTGCCTAGGCCGGAAAAAATACCGTTAAGTTGATCAACGGCTTGGCTTAATCCTTTAAAGACCGCCCTAACTATTTTGACGCTCCGAACAAGCGTGCTCCCCATAGCGCGAGCCAATGGGATCAATACCTGCAAAACGTCTCTAGCTATCGGCAAGAATTCGCCACCGAAAACCGTAAGCGAATCTTTTATGGCCGCTTTTAGCGACTTGGTAGCGTTCGCAAAACCTTCGGCCGTGTTAGCGGCGTCGTCTTTCGCGTTGGCGGTTTGTTGGAGAATGAACTTATAACGAAGTGCGACTTTTTCGCCTTCGCTCATAGCCTTAACGGATTTGGTGATCCCTTGCTCTAAGGCGAAAGCCTCTAGCGACGCGACTTTTAAGTTAACGCCGAACTTAAGCATAGGTTCGGACGAACCGATCAATCCCGCTTTGAGCGCGACTAAGGCTTGTTCGTCCGTTGTATTGAAAAACGATCCTAAGTCTACGGCTAGTTTGGAAACGCCCGTAGCCATATCGGCCGCTGCTTTTTGGGAGCCAAGCATAGGCTGAACGATCGCACCGACCGAACCGGCGAATTCTTTGAGCATAAAGCTCGACCGGCCCATAGCTTTTGCTTGTTCATCGGCCCACGATTCGACCGATCCTTGCATGTCGCCGAAGGCGGCGTTTAGTACGTTTGCGGTTTCGTTGGCGTCGGAAGCTAGGTCTAGGAGTTGTCCAACCCCCTGCGCGATTTTGCCGCCGGCAAATATTGCGCCGGCGGCGATCGCAACTTTCTTAAGGCCGTCAATGGAGCTTTTAGCTTGTTTCTCGGTTTTCTTATCTACCTCGAAACCAAACCGCACTAATACTTCACGAAGCGCCATCCACTCAGCCCTTGGCTTTTCGCCGAACTTCTTCGGCTGCTAACCACTCCGCGTCTTCCTCAAGGTCGATAACCTCATTCATTAGGAAGACTTCGTTTATGTCCCAAAAGGTTCGTATTTCCTGATACGTAGCCTTTTTCTTAGTGACGATTCTACGAATCGGCCACCCTTCTAGTTGGTGCTCTGGGATTCTGAGCGGGGGACCGCCCCCGGCCGGCCGGCGAGGGCGATAACGTCCCTCATTGAGCCTAAAAAATCAGAATACTGCACCTTCAAAGCAAAACCTAACCACTTATACATGGTTCCGATCTTGCCTCTAAACTGTATGGCTTGGATCTGATTCAACTTACCCTTGCCCGTTACAGTTGTTACCTCGGATAGCGATTGAATCGCCCGCCGAACAATAGCCTTGTCTAGTCCTTTGAAAAGAAGGGCGACACCATCGCCCAACTTTTCGCCGTCCATTGTGCTATCTAACAAATCATTCCCATCGGATGCGCCGGCAAAAGCACCAAGCGCGGGTCCGATGGCACCGCCAATATCGATCAAAAGATCGTTAGCGGTCATTGGGTCGAGCATAAATACTTCGTACTCGTCCCCGTCTATGTATTGTTTTTGACTATCAACCTGCGACATTAGATCCACCCACGAACATCTGTAGGTTATCGGTCTCTAAGACCCATTCCCTAGTTTCAGCTTCGCGAGCGTAGGTTACGTTAGCAGGTTTTCTTAACCAAGCGGTTTCGGCAGCGATCAAGGTATCCCCTTGACCGTCTTTAATCAAAATAGGCCCGATGCCGTCGCCGCTAGGTGTGTTTTCATCGATTGCGAGAATCGCGCTTAGTGCCGCGTTACTTGCGCTCGACTGGATCAGTGTGAACGTAACTACTCCGCTTTTGTCATTCGACTTAGCGCGTGTCGCATCCCCATTCGATCCTACGTTTAGGTTAAACGAATCATTGTTACGTTCTGCCGTAACAAATGTCCCGTCCGCGTATCCGCTGATTGGGATACCGGCAAAGACGAAAAGCACGTCCGCCGGATCATAAACTCCAAGTGACATCTAAACTCCTCCTAGACCGACAAGCGACCGTTAATCTCTACGGCATGGATTGCGCCGGCGAGTGTTGCTTGAAAATCAACGTCGGGTAGCAATCTGTTATTTTTATCAATCGGATCAACGTCCGCCGCTTTCGGAACGGTGATCGTTGGTTCGGGGTCGTTTGACAACCCGCCCACACGAATTCCCAAGTTCAAAACCGCGCGCAAATCGTTTTCGATAATTGCGATGCCTTGATCCGTAAACGGTACTTTGTCCAAAGATGCGAGAGAGAAAAACACGCGCTCTTGAATCCTAGCTTTTAGGAAATCAATAAACCGCGTAATGTCGATAAACTCACCGGATCCGGTAGTGCCTTGCGCCGTCATGCTGACGCCTTGACGCAACCGGTAGGAGTTACCGTTTTTCCCTTCAAGGCTACTAACTTCGCTTGGACTAAGATCCGGCGAAGTAACGATCGACCCTGCGATCGTTTTAAACTTCCAAGTTACGCTACCTGGATCCTTTGGCAGCAATCCACCCGCCCAACCGGCTTCGGGGCCGTCGTCAGGGTGTTGGTGCCAAAGCAACGCGGTACGCGCGTAGTTGTTATCTTGGAGCACCGAAGCCACGTCCGTAGTAGAAGCCGACAAAATATCTTCGTCGTTACTAACAGCCATGAACAATTTCGGAGCCGTTTCGATAACACTCGCAACCGCTTCGATCTCCGCTTTGCCGGAGCTATCCAGAATCAGACAATACCAATCATCGTTTCCGTCGGTGTTAGTCCGAACCGCGCTAATGTCCGTAGACAAGCCCGGATCCGCCGTAGTGTCTTGAGCCGTTAGGCAAGTTCGATCACCGATTGTGAGAGAAAACGGAAAGGCCGCCGCATCCGCTCCGCCGGGCGTAGCCGACGTAGCGATCGTTAGGTCCGTAGTATTATCGGTAGCGTTTACGTTTTGCGTACCCGCGTCGATAAGAGCAACAAGCCCCGCCGTGATTTCTGCGACTGTAGCCGTAGCGTCCGAAGTATAAGTAAACACTTCGGCCGGTGAAGTCGAAAGCGGTCCGCGTCCCCCGATTGTAACGGTGTAATCGGTGCTATTTTTAGCGACCGGTGTTAGCGTTACAGTCTTAGTCGGCGTATTGCTTCGCTTGCCTACGATGATTTGACTTGGTTTAGGGTTTTGAGAAATAAGCGCGGTAAACTTAGCGGCCGTAGTACCCGCCGCCGAAAAGCCATCGTCGGTCAACTCGGATAGGTTCGGCCCGTAGACTTTAGCAGTAGTAGCTAGCAGTCCGTCGGCTTCCGCGCTCAAAATCATGGGCGTACCAAAGCCGACACGCGAAACCGTCGCCGTCGTTTTGGTAATCGTTACATTTACAATATCGTCTAGCGCCATTGTAAAAATTCCTCCTATGGAATGTCACCGAATTCTTCGTCGGTAAAATCCAGTGGTGACGGGGTTTGTTTGGCCCCATCGAAAGTTCCGTCAACGGACACGCGCTCAATATAACCGACTTGTTCGGTATAGCACGAAGAAACTCGGAAACGAACATCTAAAGACGCCCGCGCAATCCATTCTTGCCCGATTACTAAGCTAGTATCTATAATATCGCCTTCGTCAATCACGGCGATATTTGCCACACGAAATTTAGAGCGAGCGGACTCGGCATTAAGCGTAGCTTGAGCGACTGACATTAAGTGACGCGCGTGCGCGTCGGGGTTGTTGTCGTTGGTGGGCCCCACGTGGATTTGGGCATTCAAAGTAAGCAAACGGAACCCCACCGTTTGCATACTGATTTCTTCGCCGGTAGCCGCGCTTAGGTCGGTCGTGGTGCGCAGCTCGTCTATGCCCGCTTCTTTCGTGGGGCCGCTGATGATCTGAAGGCTAGCGTATGGGTACTTAGGTTGTACGACGTTCTGATTAGCCCAAATCGTAGTTAGGCCCGTGGCGTCGGTGATCCACGTATACATGGCGTCTTCGGCTGTTCTCCACTCGATAGGCTCCGGCATTATTGGCCCACCTTAACAGCGATTGACTTATAATAATTGCCCTGTAGCTTCCAATTTTCTACCGTCTTAACTTCGTAGGTTTCATCGGCATAGCAGACCCGATCCGGGTAGATCGTTTGTTGGGGGTCGTTTGGGTCCGGTGCGTTGCCCGGATATAGCTTATCGATCGTGTAAACCGTGATCGCTTCCTCGGTTCGCATGCCTTCGGGGAGTAGCTGCAAATCGTCGCCGGTGCTTATTTGTACATTTGCGATCGGGCATATCGTTTCTTCGGTGGTTTCGCCTACGCGACCCATAACCACGGGCGCGCTACGGCGTCTAATAACGCTAATAGGTATTTGACATTGCAATATGCAATCGGCCATATCGGCTAGAGGCATTATTTATCCTCCCTAGCATCGATAGACCGGATGAAAGCGCCAGATTCGCGCAAATAACGGACCGGGCCGCCGGGCTTGCCGGGGATCCCTTTGTTGATCCGAAGAATAACCGACTTTCGGAACACTTCGGCTAGCTCTAGCAGATCCTTACGCTTACTCGTGCGGGATTTAACTAGCGCGAAGCCTATGTTTCGGATCTCGCGCCGAAGTAGGGGCTTATTTTCGTCGAATGTAGAGCGGAGCCACGACCGTTGGGGCAGCTTACCGGGTACACCGAATTCGTGCGAAGCGGCTTTGGACACTTGGCCGCTATCCGCGAAAACCCCCACATCTACTACGACGCGGTGATCTTTCTTTAGAGCATTAAAGAAATTCCGAAATCCCGTGTCGCGCTCTATCACCTTCGACTTAGCCATATCAGGCCACCGGGAAGAAATTAAACAAACTCGAATTTTGATCTTCGGTGATCGCTCTATGGTTATCGGCTTGGCCACGCCTAAACGCCGGTTGTACCTCATCAGGATCGGAAGCCCGATCGCGTTTTTCGGCTTGTGAGGTGCCTCCGAAAAAGAATTCGGCGTTAACGCTAGCATCAGATCGAAGATCCTTTGCTCGCGCCGCGAACTTATCCGCGAGCGAGCTAAAGGATTTCGAGATCGAACCGATAGTAACATCGGCTTGAGAAGAAAACTTAGCGGCTAACGCGTCACATACGAAAGCCGCCGCGCGAACCACACTCCCTTGGGAACTAAGCGCGTAGTCTACTTCTTTGTCGTAGGCTAACGGCCGCTCTTTGATCGTATCACCGACCAAAAAGCGCACGGCGTCCCGGTCCGAAGACGCGGGATCGCCACCATAGTTCCAAGGGAATCGCGGCATTAATCTTCACTTTTCCTAGGCCGCCCACGGCGACGCTTAGGTTTATCTTCCAGATCCAAAGCCACTTCTACCGTTTCCGGTTCTTTGGCCGGTTCAGGTTCAGGCATTGGAGCCGGTGCGGACGCTCCACGAATTTCCTCGATCCATCCGTAGTTGATCCAATTTTTTAAGCGCTTCCACCCGGCCGCTTCGGGGCAAAGATCACCAGGTTGGTAAACTTTGCCCGAAGCACCAGTGAAACGCCTCTTAGCTTTGTAAGAAGCCATTGCTTAATCCTTCCAGTTAGGTTGATTAAGCTACAACGCCGGTCATAAACGCGCCAAGGTCAGGGGCTACGAGTTTCATATCGTAAGCCATAGAGCCTTCTACGCGATCGGCTTCTAGTTGCTCCATTCGGAAACGCTTCATACGAATTCCCATGTCATTTCCACCGAAGGCGGACCACGAGAAAGTGTAACCCGCGCTAGGAGTCATAAGACCCGGACGCGGTGCGCTGTAACAGAACAAAACATTTTTACCGTAAATGTAATCGAGTGCTTCGGTTGCACCTTCGGCAGCGGTGTCTTCAATCGGGAAACCGATCAAAACTTCATCGAGACCCAAAGCGGCAGCAAGCAAATCAGGACCGACGATGCCGGTTTGAGTGTACTTGATACGCTCTAGGAAATCAGGGTGATCCGCAAGAATGTCCCAAACTTCGCGACCCATTACAGCCTTGTTAGGCTTGTAACCGGTCTTTTTATGAATAGCTGCAACTTCGGCGCGCATGTCACCGAACGGATCGGAACCGCCGGCGCTCCAAAGAGTACCAGGGGTAACGTCGCCGCCCGTAGTCGAGCCGGTCCAAGTAGACGCAGCAAAAAAGCTAGAGGCCCAATCTTTTTCCCGCTTCAACATAAGTTGACGCGCTACAAACTCGGTTGCTTCCTTATCGAGATCGATAGGGGCATCCGCGTTTGCGCGAAGTTGATCGTCAATGTTCTTGTGAAGTGCGAACACGTCGCAAGAATATTGATCGGTGTCTAGCTCGTAACCGCTACCAGCGGACTCGGTACCGGGCGCGCGAAGTTGCGCGTCGGATCGAAACCATTGCTGTTTAGGATACGAATAATAAAGGTCCGACTTTTTCTGTACCGGAATGTTTGAAAACACTCGCGGAGCGATAAAGCCGCCCATATCTTGCAGGAATGCAACCGAATGGCTCGTAAGCGGTCGGTTAACATGAACCTGTCCCAAATGTGGTTGAGGCATTTTCTAATCCTTCCTTACGCCGTGCGTCCGGGCTGACAAATCCAAACGGAAATGAGTTCGCCCGCGCCGCCAGCGGCATTGATCGCCTTGCCCGCGATATAGTTACCGGAAGCCGAAGTAACCGCACGCCCGGAAGCGTCCGAAGTTACATCCGCGCCGGCCGATACAGCCGCCCCCGCTTCGACTTTGGAAACCGATCCCGGTCCCATAATCGCAGCGGCTTCGCCTTGTGCCGGTGCATTTTCCAAAACTCCGGCTACCGCTGCTCCCGCACCA